ACTAGGTCGTTTCCTATTACTACTTGAGCAGTATTGCCATTGTAGTATGTGTCTATACTTTGACTTAATGCTCCTGTATCATACGGACATTGTGCTCGTATCGTTTCAGATAAAACCTTTAGAATCTCCTGTACCTTATCCATATCAATCCAAGTAAATTGTTCTAGTCCAAGAGTATCCACCTCTACCATTTGGTGTTTTGTCTACTCTCGTTACAAGTCTGACTTTTCCATCCTCTAGTTCCACACCATCATCTTTGGAGATTTCTACAAGTCCTAGTCCATCGATTGCCTTTTCTAGTCTCGTATCTGTGATAATGGTTATTGCGTTTGATCTTTGGTCTATGCCACTTCCAATATAACCACCAGATTGTGTGCCATATACTTCCTCATATCTAAAAGGAATCCTATATGTAGAGGATATTCCTGTCTCGTTATCCGTTGTTACGGATGTGCTCCACCAACCTAACTTATATCTGTTCATCTGTGCATAGATCTCCAATAATCGTTACCATACCAGACACCACCCTGTCCGTTGATGCCACGATACATAAGTCCACCATCCTCTAAATACATCTTTGCCATTCTTGACATCTCTGCTCTTTGCAATACTTCCTGTGATACTGCTGTTCCCTTTGTGAAGTCTATGCCATTTACTATGGTTAAATCCTCGTTCCAGAGAATGTAATATGCTTGTTCTAGTTTTGCATTGTAAACTGCATCCTTTTGAGCTTGTACTGCCAAGTCCTCTACATAGTTAGGACAATGCTCTTTGACATACATATCGACATAGTTGCTAACTCTCGTTACAAAGGCATTTACGGACATTGGTCTAGGTAATAGAGCTAGTTGATTCTCTATGTTCGTGTCAAACTTGTTGTTGTATGCTGTTACAAAGTCATTTATGAATGTTTGATCTACTGTTATCATTTCGTTTCTCCCTATTGTGAGATTTGCACTCACTCATACTTTTATAAGGATGTAAGAGGGAGAGGATTTCTCCCATCCCTCTTTTGTTAGCACCTATTATGCTGATGTTGTTGCAACTGTACCTGTTACTTCTACAGGTGTTGTTGTTGCATTTGAAGCAGATGAATAAATCAAGTTTACGATACCACTTGATAATTCAGAGTAAACGATTGCATCGAAGTATAAACCGATGTCAACTTCTTGTTTTCTGCCACCAAATCCAGGAATCTTATCAAAGAACTCGCCTTCTTGATACTTGACCATTTGAGCTGCTGCTTCTTGGATCATAAGAATTGCGTATGTCTTTGCATTTGCTTGGTCGAAGTAAGATGATGGAACACCAACAACTTTGATACCATCGAATAAATCGATTTCGTTTTCGCTTCCGTTCCAGCTACCTAATGACCATCTGCCTTGAGTCATAGCTGCTTGTTTGAGCATTTCAAACTTGTTGTAGTCGATGTATAAAATGAAGTTGTTGCTATTGTAACCTTGATTCTTAATAGCTGCTCTTGCATTTGTGATAACATCTACGATATTGCCTTTGCCAACAGAGATGTCTGATTTGATACCTGCTGCACTTGCGATTGTCTTAAGTGTGTATGTATCTACAAATGGATTTTGAACTCTACCAATGTAGTTGTTTGCTACTCTGATAATGTCATATCCTGCTGCTTCCTCATCATCCATTTTGTCAATGTATAAAGAGTTACCAACATCTTGTGTTAAGGTAATTGTGTTCCAAGAGATTGTTAATGCGTTGTTTGTGTAACCTGAATCTCTGGAATATGTGCTTGGAGTTGCTGAACTGAACTCGATGTGTTGATACTTAACTGTTGATGCATCTACTACGATGCATGGTTTTCTCAAGTCTAATGTCTTGAGGTCTTTGTTTAAGACTTTCTCTAATGCTTCTGGAGTCTTAATGTACTTAACTGCTAATGAAATTGTGTTTGCCATATTATTTTTCCTCTACTAATTTTCTTTTATTTCAATTTAGTGAGTTCTAACATTTCATCTGGTGGAGGAGTCTTGCCTACAGGTGCTCCTGCCTTAAAGACTTGTTTTTCCTCACTCTCCCACAAATACGGATATTGTTCTTTACTTGATTTGATTACATCATCGATGCCATCTAACTTGCCATCCGTAAGTGCTACTTTTGATAGATCTGCAGTTGCCCATATTGTGCTATTGTTCTTTGCACCTGCTTTAATCAAAGCTGTATCAATTAAGTTCTTTCTTGTAATCTCTTGGATTCTACTTTCGTAAGACTCTTGATCTGCTTTAGCTTTGGTGCTCATATCATCAATTTGTTTCTTTAGAGCATCTACATCCCCTTTGCTACTGTTTAGATTCTCTAGCTCTTTTACATACTCTGCATTCTTGCTTTCGGCTTCTTTCATTCGTGTATTGATTTCATCAAACCTACTCTTTGGTATATGATCCTCTTTAGCACTAACTACGAATCCGTTGTCCTCTAATGCCTTTAGTTGCTCATCACTTAAAAAATCCTTTAATTCTGCCATTGTCTTTATCTCCTTTCGTTCTTTTTACGAGTTACGAACTCGAATTGGTCTTATTACTTTGGTTGTTCTATCGTTGAACTCTACGAATCTATTTATCTGGAGTGTTAGGATCAACTTGATCTATAACACCTTTTTCTATATCCCTGTCTATCACACACCTGTACGGATAATATGCTCTCCCCTGTTTGAGTGAATAGACTTTGTAGTCATTTGTTAACTTTTGCCACTTCTTTCTCAACTTCTTTGCAGCTTCAATATCTCCTGCTTGTCTTAACTCCATCTCCTCTGTCTTTAAGTGTCTGATATTGTTCTCGTATGACCTTTGCCTTTTATCTACTGCATACTCTTTGCGTATCTCGGCTGCTGTATAGTCTCTTGGTGGTCTACTACCTGTTGTGTATTCTATGAGTCTATGTCTGCAGTTGTATCCATTGATGATGCCATTACCATCTCCGTTCTTTCCGTTTAGTGCTTCCTGTAGTGGTCTATACCTTATTCCATTTATTACTCCAGAACTTCCATCTAAACTCCACAACTTACCCTGATAGTCTTTGCATCTTGGAGAGCAGTTTGGATGTGAACTTGTCCATACTAACTTGACTCCTTTCTCTGATAGGTTTTTCACATCTTGGATGTTGGCTTCGTATCTAACTGTCATTTCGGCTGCATTCCTTAACACAGTTTGCTTTATCCTTCCATCCACAGCTCTTTGTGCATACATCGGTGGATCTGTTGCAAGTGCTTTGAGAGCTATCTTTACTTGCCTTTGGTAGTTCTCGATTATTGGTCTACCTACCATTGATCCACTATTCAGATACTCCCTTACATACGAAAGTGTTTGTGCATTTGTTGGTGGCACTTTTACTCCTGCATTTGCTAGGTTGGTATTTAGAATAGTCATACTTGCCTTTAGCTCGTAGTACCACTTTCTCGCACTTGTTACTAGACTCTTGCGTGTTTGTTCTCTTACTATTAAGTTTTTAATGTTCGTGCAGTTTCTGGCGATACATTCATTAAGTCTCTTGGTTAGAAGTGCATCCTCCCAATTCTCCATAACTGCTTGTGTTATTATTTGTTTGACTTGCGTTGTCGCAGTTTGAACTCTTACGATTGCTTCCATAGCCACATTGTCGGCAGGAGCATTAACCATATTTGCAAGTCTATCTATGTTATTGTTGTTCATCCTCTATTGTGCCTGTAAGGTCTGGTAGACTATCTGGTGTGTCTAATGCCATTCCTCTCTCGTATCTAATACGATTAACTTCCTCCAAGATTTGTTGGTCATTCCAATCTGGATGGAGTGCCTTAAGAGCTGTCTCTGTGCTTATAACTCCAGCTGCGATTTGGTTAGAAACATTTGCTATAACACTTGTTTCGGTTTCAACAATGTAATCTCCAAAGGATACTTGGATGTCGATGTTTTCCCACTTGATTTGGTTGTCTTTATATGGTTGATCTACTAGATTGTTTCTTACCATCCAATCGTTGAGTTGTAAGATTTTGATTAAGATTTCCTCAATAAATGGTTTCCATACTTCTATCTTTGACTTTCTTGTCTCTAAAGTAACCTTATTACGCTCCTGTTGGCTCTCTGCCGAAGCATTGACACTTTCTAGTCCTGTTATGCCAATCGCATAAGGAGATAGTCCTGCTTTGTTTAAGGCAGTTGTTAAAGCTGTTAAAAACTTTTGTTTGTGAGACTCGGTTTTGTCTGGAATAATTGAGTATGTGATTTCACTCTTGGAGTTTTGATCTATGTCGCTCTCTACTTCGACATAGGCATCTGTAAAGTTGTCATTAAGGATAAACCTTCCATCTGGAGACTTTGGTATCATATCCTTTGGAATGTATCTTACTGTTCTATTTGTTCTTAACTCTCTGAATATGGTTGAGTATGCTTCATCTAGTGCATCGAATGAATCTATTGCACCTTCATAATCACTCGCACCATAGTCGCTATCTGCAAACATTAAGGACTTCTTGTTTGGTTTTGCAAATGCGAGTAATCCTTTGATGCCTTCAAATACTTTTACTTCTGGATCAATGTGTGCAGTTTGTGGAATTGTTGTAAGAGGTACTTCCTCCTCTTTATTGTCAACCACTTTGAGTTTGTATAACTTATAATAAATACAAGCATCTCCGTTTTCGGTGGTGCTGTAAACTTCATCTAATCTATAGTTTGTATCTTTTATTTTGTGATATGTAGGGAATCTTATCTCTCTAATTATTCCCCTGTCTTTGTAAACTCTGCCTCTTGTAATGTCGGCAACTTCAAGTATTGGATAGTCAGATAATGTGTTGTCTACGGATAACTTGTAGAATACTTCGCCACCCCAACTCTCAATAGCTGCACCATCTTGGAGTTTTTGTTCCATATCTAACTTGGAATAGAGTGTTAATACTTCCTCTCTGATATATGCTGTTACATCATCACTCTTTGCTCCTGCTTCATCGTATGCAAGAACATCAATGTCGATGCCATTACCAAAAAGAATGTATCCCATCTTTTGAGCTATCAAAGAAGGAATACCTGTGTGTCTTTTTAAGGATGTAGTTGGAGCATTTCTCCAGAAGTAATGTAATGAGTCATAACTGCCATATCTATCGTAGAACTCTTTGAGCTTTACTGCATCGCCACTAGACCATACTTTATACTCTGCGATTTTATCACTAAATTCTGTGATAGTCTCCTCCTCTATCTTTGCACTTAATTTTAATGGATTGAATTGCAACCTATTGTTAAGCATTCTTAAATCTCCCTCTAATCTGGTTAATCTTTTATCTGTTAAATATTCTCTTAATGACCTCATTCTATTTCCACTCCACTAGCAGCTAGAATCTTTTTCATGTGTCTTGTTTCGGCATATTCCAAGCTGTCTAATATATCGTTGATCCTTTCGTTTTTATCCTCACGAACTTGACCTGTTTTGCCATCCTCCCATTTAGCAGATTGAAAAGCTCTGAATACCTCTCTACCTTCCTGTGTATCGTTGAACTCAATCTTGTGCTTTGCCAATAAAACAATGTTCATATCGATTCTTTGCTTTATTGTTGCTTTGTAACTCGGTATAACCTGTGGCAACCCTTCTCTCCTAAAGTCTGCTTTAAGGTCTGCTATGTAGTTTTGTTCGGCACTATCTACTGCGATGTAATCTGGAACTACTCCTCTTTGCATCCACCTGTAGACAAACTCCTTCAACCTTCTAGTCTTTTCTTGGTATCCACATTGTTCGAAGGTTGCTTTGTCTATAACCCCTATCTTGCTATAGTCCATTGTTAACCCTATCAATGTGAATGAGTTACAAGCTCTTGTTGCTCCTATATCAACACCAATACCGAAGTATGTGTATTGTTCTGTTTTAAGTGGTTTGATGAGCTCATCATCTATGTATGCTTGATAGATCTTTTCTCCAGCACTACCCCTTTCTCCAAGTATCTTGATTGTGTAGTAATAACTCCCCACAGGATAAATGCTCTTGGCTCTCTCTATCTTTTCTGGTGTCATGATTGGATTGTCCTCCATTGTCCAATGTTGATACCACCAACCATTAACCTTTGGCACTCTGTCCATATCTCTACGAATAGACATCGGTGCTTTTCCATAGATTCTTGCGTGGTTTATGTATTTCGTATAAACCCACAGATCTGGAGTGTCTCCGTTGAGTGTCCATATTTGTAATGGCTCATCACAACTCACCTGTCTTGCGAAACATTCATCCACGAATTGTTCATCTGCTGTGTTGACCTCATCTATAAGGATTACACCAAAAGTCTTACCTAATATCTTTTCCCACTTACTAGCATCTGAATAGTTTGCAAGTAAGACTTTCTTATATGCAGGTTTATTTGGATAATCGCATCGTATTACCAGGTAATAACCACCTATATTGTCTTTTCTCAATGAACACCAGCTACCGAATTGATCCAATAAACCGAACTTAACATTGAGTATGTTCTCTCTTATTGCATCTAAATCTGCTGCTGCGATAAGATGTAAAATCTCATCACTCTTTTGAACTGCTTCAAAGAACTCGATAATTGCAACAGTTGTCTTGCTACTTCTTACAGTTCCTTCGTGTATATGTACTGTACACTTTGGATTCAACCCTATGGAGATTGCATCCAACATCTTGTCTGTTATCTCTGGTGAACTCATTTCTCATCCCCATCTCCATCGTTCAAATCTACTCTTGAACTTAACTTATCGATGATCTGCGAATGTGTATCATTGACAACAGCTTTGATTTCCTGTTCTACAACATCCTTTTGTCCTAGATATTGTTTCCCCCACCATTTACTGAACTCTGGACTTTGTTGTGCCATCTTGAATTGAGCCAATTTGATTGCACCCTTTCCAACCAATGCGTATGCGTGTTGAGCTGTTGATGAATTGTCATAATCGTAAGTATCCACAACCCATCTATTAAGAGTCTTGTCATCAACCTTTAGATGTCTGCATATTTCCTCTATGTTGCATTGGCTCATACATAGTTGTTCAAATAGTGATTTATCGATAGAGACTTTAGGTCTACCTGCTTTAAGTGTAGATAGTTCTGAAAACTTCTTTTGATAAGTGCTATATACCCAAACAGATAGAGTTTTATCACTAACATTAAAATAGCTTCTTATCTCCACCTTTGAATGTCCTGCATTAAGAAGTTCCTCGAACTTTGCCTTATCGATCTCTTTTCTTGCCATAGAATGTACTCTCTTGTTTTTTTATAGTCTTTTCCCTTTCCCCTGTAATAAAAGAAAAGACCTACGATGTGTAAGTCTTTCCCTTCGCTCATTATGTAGGATACGGTTATGGATTTATGAACTAAAATTGCTTTTTTGAAAAGGGATTCCTACACACTAAAATTGTAAAAAATCCCTATTTTTTAATACATACCAAGTGATTGTTGTTTAATACCATTTTTTATGTTTTATAATACAATCACTCTTTATCCTCCATTCTTGCTCCTAATTCCTCTGATAAAAGCTCTATTATTATTGCTAATTGTTTCCTGTTGAGTGGTATGCCAACTTGCTTTACTACCTTACTAAACTCTATATAACTAGATAGGTATTTGATAAGGTCTTTAAGTTCTTTATCTGTCATCGTTCAGCCACTCCTTTAGTCTTTTTATTGCGTTTTTACATTCATCACAAACTGAATCCATACAATTATTATCACATATAATACATCTATGAGTTATTATTGATACGGATGATTTTTCTGCAACACAACCACTTTCTCTTGGACACTTTACAGTATAAGGTTTAGAACAGGTATAATATTCACCATATTTTTCAACTAACTCATCTCGTGTTGTAGATGGAGATGTTGTGTAGGTATTT